CATAGAAAGAGCGGAAAACGAGACTCGAACTCGCGACCCTAACCTTGGCAAGGTTATGCTCTACCAACTGAGCTATTTCCGCGTTTGCGGTTGCAAAGGTAGATATTTTCCTTTAACCTGCAAACATTCTACGCATTTTTTTCACACATAAAATTAAACATTCTGCCCGGAGTGAAAGCATAGTTTTGATTATCAACTCATTCGGTTGCGATAATCTTCGTAAGAAAATTTTCTGAATATCTCAGCTTTTCCCTCTTTTGTCCACATGGCAATGGCAGGATGATGGATTCCGTTGAACATATTCGTCTTCACCATGGTGTAATGTATCATGTCTTCAAAGATGATTCTCTCACCGATTTGCAGTTCGTGGTCGAAGCTCCACAACCCCATATAATCGCCGCTCAGGCAGGAGTTGCCGCCCAACCGGTAGACGTACGCACCGCCGTCACCCATTTCGGCGCCCCGGACGGCAGGCTGGTAGGGCATTTCCAGGCAATCGGGCATGTGACAGGTGAAGCTGACATTCAGGATTGCGGTACGGATGCCGCGGTTTTCTACAATATCCACAACTTCGGAAGCCAGCACTCCCGTCTGCCAGGTAAATGCCGAACCGGGCTCCAGAATAATGCGCAAATGGGGATAACGCTCTTTCAATCCGCGGAGCAGGCGAATCAGATGCTCCACATCGTAGTCCTTACGGGTCATCAAATGCCCGCCACCCAGATTCAACCACTTTATTTGCGGAAACCAGCGGGAGAACTTCGCCTCCAGATACTCCAGCGTACGTTCCAGCTCGTACGAGGACGACTCGCAATGGCTGTGGCAGTGAAACCCGTCGATGCCTTGCGGCAGCACATCGGGAAGCTGTTCGGCCATTACACCGAAACGGGTGCCGGGAGCACAAGGGTTATACAGTTCCGTTTCCACTTCCGAATACTCCGGATTGACGCGTATGCCGCAGGATATATCCTGCCCGGCTGCCTGAATCATGGGATAAAAACGCCGGAACTGAGCCAGCGAATTGAATGTGATGTGACTGCTGCATCGCATGATTTCCGGAAAGTCGGCTTTCGTATATGCCGGAGAGTATGTATGCGCCTTGCTGCCGAATTCCTCCAACGCCAGGCGTGCCTCGTATACGGAGCTTGCCGTAGAATGCTCCACATACTCACGGAATATGGGAAACGAGCGCCACATGGCAAAGGACTTGAAAGCAAGGATAATCTCTACACCAGCCCGGTCGGCAACGCTCTTTATCAATGTGAGGTTCTTCCTCAACAGTTCTTCCTCCATGATATAACAGGGAGAAGGGAAAAGGTCGAAATCTTTGTCTGTCATTTTTCTTGTTATATAAACTTTTATAGTAAAAACCGGATCTATCCTATCACTTTGAAACGCGCAAAACGCAGAAGAAGTTGCTTGTCGCCCGCATTTTTAAAGTGGATGGTGGCTTTTGCGTTATCGCCCTCACCTTCCACTTTCAGCACTTCGCCCAGGCCGAAACGTTCGTGTTCGATAAACTGCCCCGGCAGCACAGCGTTCCCGCCTGCCGACGAATGGGAAGCGGCAGAAGCTGTTCCCATGGAAGGCGTCACCCGCTTTAAGTTGCGGGGAACGGTCGGGGCAATGATTTCCTGCCGGGGACGAGCTCCTCCATCACGTTTTCCATACATGGCGGAAACGAAGTTCTCCCTGTTCTCCCTGCGGAAAGATGCGGCATGCTCATCTACCTTGCGCACCAATCCGGCATCTTGCGGCAGCTTAAGGAAGCGCACATCTATATCTTTCAAAAAGCGGCTGGGATTTCCAAACTCCATCTTCCCGTAACGGTAACGGCTTTTGGCATAAGTAAGGAAACAATGGTCTTCCGCACGGGTGATGGCTACGTAGAACAAACGGCGCTCCTCTTCCAACGCCCTGGGAGAGTCGCCCGCCATACCGCTCGGAAACAGGTTTTCTTCCATGCCCACCACAAAGACATTTTTAAACTCCAGCCCCTTGGCGGAGTGCACGGTCATCAACGTTATCTTTTCATCGTCTCCGTCCTTGTCCGAATCCTGGTCGGTAAGCAGGGACACTTCCGAAAGGAAATCACTCAGCGTGGTATTGGCATTCCCCTCCTCCAGCCGTTGTGCACAGAAGTCGCTCATACCGTTTGCAAGCTCTTCGATATTCTCCTTGCGGCTGAGGTTCTCGGGCGAGTTGTCCTGGCAGACATCAGCGATAATACCCGACTGACGGATTATCTCCGTACCAAGCTCGTAGGCGTTCTTTTCGGCAACGCTCTCGATAAATCCGGCTATCAAACAGCGAAAATCCTGCAACTTGCCCGCCGTTCCTTTATTGATGTTCACCCCGTAGGTCAGCGGTTCGCAGAGCACGGTCCACAGGCTTACATTGTGGCTGGTGGCGGCAGCCGTGATTTTATTTACGGTAGTGTCGCCTATCCCGCGTGCCGGGTAGTTGATGATACGCTTGAAGGCTTCTTCATCATTCGGATTGACCGTGAGGCGGAAGTAGGCGATTACATCTTTTATTTCCTTGCGCTGATAGAAAGACAGCCCGCCGTAAATGCGATACGGCATGCTGCGCTTGCGCATGGCTTCCTCAAAGACACGGCTCTGCGCGTTGGTGCGATAGAGTATGGCAAAATCGGAATAGGCGTAATTCTCCTGCCGGCGCAGTTCGGCTATCTTGTTGATTACAATATCGCCCTCCTCCACATCGCTGTATGCCTGATACACTCCGATGGGCTCTCCCTTATCCTTCTCCGAAAAGACCTCCTTGCGAATTTGCCGTTGGTTCTTCTCTATCAGGCTGTTGGCGGCAGAAACGATGGTTTGGGTGGAGCGGTAGTTCTGTTCCAGCTTAAAGACCTTCGTACCCGGATATACCTTTGTGAAATACAGGATATTGTCGATGTCGGCTCCCCGGAAGGAGTAGATGCTTTGCGCGTCATCGCCCACCACACAGACGTGCTGATGCTCTTTTGCCAACTGAAGCACAATGCTGTGCTGGGCAAAGTTGGTGTCCTGGTACTCGTCCACCAGGATATAGCGGAACTGCGACCGGTAGCGTGCAAGCACCTCCGGACGGTCGCGGAAAAGCAGAAAGGTATAGAACAGCAAATCGTCGAAATCCATGGCATCCGCCTGCCGGCAACGCTCCCAGTAGCGGCGGTAAATATCGCGTATGGCAGGCATCTTGGCCGCACTATCGCTTTCGTAGGCTTCTTTGTTGTTGGCATAGCCCGCAGGAGACACGAGGTGGTTCTTGGCATTGGAGATACGTGCCTGCACCGTACCCGGTTTATACACTTTCTCGTCCAATCCCATCTCCTTGATGATTGAGCGCAACAGGCTTTTGCTGTCTGCCGTATCATAGACGGTGAATTTCGGGGTAAATCCGATCTGCGCGGCTTCCGCATGCAGGATGCGCAGGAATATGGAGTGGAATGTCCCCATCCAAAGGTGACGGGCACGTTCCGCACCCACCTGCCGGGCGATACGTTCTTTCATTTCACGGGCCGCCTTATTGGTAAAGGTAAGCGCAAGAATATCCCAGGGGCGGTAACCGTTCTCCAGCAGATAAGCTATTTTGTAGGTCAGCACACGGGTTTTTCCCGAACCGGCACCGGCTATCACCAATGACGGACCGTCGTTGTAGAGCACCGCAGCACGCTGTCCCTCATTCAGTTCTTGTATGTAATCGGACATATTCCTAATAATCTAACGGGTAAAGTTCGGGTGCAAAGATAGTGAAAGGCGAGAGCAAAGGCAAGTGAAAACGCAGTTTTCAAACTTGACTATGCCGGGCCGCATTCTATCTTATCAAAAGATAGTGAAAGGTTCGGACACCTGCGAACAATTCCATAGGTTATCGCGTTAGTATAGTAAAGTTTCAAAACTAAATACATTGAACTTATGAATACGTTATTAATATCTTTAACAATAATGATTATGACACATGAAATGCCTAAACTTCCTTACGCACACAACGCGCTGGAACCTGTAATCAGTCAGCAAACAATAGATTACCATTACGGTAAACACCTGCAAACGTACGTAAACAACCTGAACAACCTTGTTCCGGGCACGGAGTATGAAAACAAAGACCTGGTTACTATCGTAGCCACCGCACCCGACGGCGCCGTATTCAACAATGCCGGACAGGTACTGAACCATACGTTGTACTTCCTGCAATTCGCACCGAAACCGTCGCAAAGCGAACCTACCGGGAAACTGGCGGAAGCCATCAAACGCGACTTCGGCAGTTTCGAGAATTTCAAGAAGGAATTCAACGCGGCAGCAGTCGGACTGTTCGGTTCGGGCTGGGCATGGCTGTCTGTTGATAAGAACGGCAAGCTGCACATCACCAAAGAAGCGAACGGAAGCAATCCCGTACGCGCAGGACTGACCCCGCTGCTGGGCTTCGACGTTTGGGAGCATGCCTACTACCTGGATTATCAGAACAAACGTGCCGACCACGTCAATGCCCTCTGGAGCATAGTAGACTGGGAAGCGGTGGGTAAACGGATGAAATAAGCAACCCCTCATAAACCCCTGTTGAAACGCATCTGCAAGCTGTAAAAAGCGGCAGATGCGTTTTCTTTTTCCAAAGTCTTAACTTTCTGTCATATCATCAATTACGGCTCTAAACACCCAACGAAAAACACAGCAACATTCTCTAAACATTTGCGTTTATTACGCTCATTTTCCGTGCGGAATGAACGTACCTTTTAAAAATACAATAGGCGGTAAGCCTTTGTAAATGAAAAGCATACCACCTATTTTATTGAGCACCAGCTATATCGCGCTATTCCTCGATTGCAGCCTGCGCCGCGGTGAATGCAAAGTTTAACGTGCTGATTATCAAATAAAATCGTTAAGGGCTGGTCAACATCCGATATGCAGGTGTTCACACGTTATGCGCGTTCTGCACGTGGGCATTTAATCAGACAATCTTTTATGCTAAGATACTAACCTTTTTTTGGGGTATCAAGCTAACGTAAACCTTAAACCGATCTTGCCATACAAGTTTACACAGGAGTTTCTACCCAACTTTCTCTTTTAACCGAAAAAAAAGAAGAAGCAAGTTTATCTTGCTCCTCCCCTTCTTTATGTGTGAGTTCAATATCTTTTCTCGAAACGTTATTTTCCTGCCATTAGATACGAACAATACTTGCCAAGCAGGTTTGATAGTGGCAGATCATCTTTCAGGTAACGTTCTGCATCAAGTTTGAGCAATCTTTCACGAACCTGCTTCTTTCCTTTGAACAAAGCACAAAGGTATGGAATGCCTTTTTCTTCCGTGATGGTCACATCGGCAAAGAACTGAGTCAGATCTTCGGCATCATAGACGATGGAATAGCTTGGACGCTTTGCTCCAGGTATGTCTATAACCAGAATGTTCTTTTCGACCAAGTCTTGAATATCACGAATGGCTGTGTCCTTCGAGCATTTTGCCAACGATGCCCATGTCTTTGAAGTTATCTTCGACTCATAGCCATCGAGGAATAGATTCAGCATCTCTGTTTGACGCTCTGTCATAGGAATTGACGAAGCCTTCTGCCAGAAGAAACTCTTGTTCAGTATAGAAGTTACAATAGCTTCAGCTTCATCAAGTGCATCGATGAGCTTTTGAAGATACCATACCAACCATTCTGTTAGATCACCATCACCATGCTGCATTTTTTCCAGAATATCGTAATAGTGATTCTTGTCTTTATTGATCTGTGATGAGATATTATAGAAACGATAGTCGCTCTTCTCTCCACGAGCCAGCTGCATATCAGAAAGTATGCGAGCCAATCTTCCGTTGCCATCTTCAAATGGGTGGATGCTGACAAACCAAAAGTGGGCTACGGCAGAGCGAATGACGCTGCTGACCGGCTCTTCACTGTCAAACCATGCAAGGAAACGTTCCATCTCGCCTTCTACTCGGTCTGGTGAAGGGGCGATGTAGTGAATCTTCTCACGTCCAAACATACCACTGATAATATGCTCCTCGTTACTGCGGTACTTGCCGACCTCAATCTGACTGCCTTCGCTGAAACCAGACGGAAAGAACGCTGCTTGCCAAGCACATAGTTTTTCCTTGCTCAAAGGCTGGTCGTAGTTCTGAACCGCTTCGAGCATTACGTTTACAACCGAATCTATATAATGCGAAGGAGCTGTATACTTTACGTTCTCTATCCCCAGTCGTCTGGCGATTGAAGAACGTACATCATCTACATTCAAACGAATGCCCTCAATTTCTGACGAATAAACTACGTCATAGGTCAAGTTCTCTGCCATAGCTCTTAGCTTGCTATCAAGCCCCAACGAACTTAACCTTCCAAAGAGTAACCCTTGCTTGCGGCAAACCAACTCCTGAAGGAGCAACACCTGCGAAGCGTCCCAACGGAAGTCTGTCCAATTATCTCTTTCGTGTATATACATAATGAAAACTTTTAATGCTACATTATTCTGCGATTAACGTCGCAAATTCTGCGACAAAATTAAGCATTTTTTGTCGAATAACTAAAGAAGAGATAAAATAACGCAATTTTTGCGACGATTTAAGCTTTCTTTTGACTGATAGGAAAGTTTTGGAAGCAAAATCTACTTCTTGATCTTGATAAAATTATGTTGCAAAGGTACATGATTCTTCTTGCGACAATGCAAGGACATACCTACGGTTCATGAAGAAATCTCCACACCGTTGGGAAATAAAAAAACAAAGCACATGACAACAATCCAATCAATCCTGAGCCGACTGACCGAAGCTGTTAGCGGTACAGACAAGGAGCTCTACACAGAAGATAAGCTGAACAAGTTTGCAACCTTCTATCTCGACAAGTGGGATGAGAACACAAGCGAGGACGTTATTGCAGAGTCTTTCACTGATTTCTGGTGGGACACTGACAGGACTTGCAGAAGGTGCTCTATCTGTGGCAAACTGATGCGCGAAGGCTATTGCGTCGATATGGGTGCTGCCTACTACTGCTCAGATGAATGCCTTCATACCGAGTATTCCGAAGAGGAATGGGCAGTTGTGGTTTTGTCTTCTGTAAGATTCGCCAGTATTTTGGCTGAAGGTCATTCATCTGATGATAGACGAACCGTTCATCAAGGTCAAGAACCCTGATTATGTCGTTATAGTCGAATGTATCTGTCACGATTGATAGCATGATCTTCTTAATGGATTATTGTTTACACCAATACAGCTGTTGCTGCTGCACAAATCTGCCCGGCACAGTCGAGCTCACCATTTTCAAGCATGGTGACACCTATAGCTTCAGCCTCGGATTCATCATAAGCATCTACATATATTGAGACTTGTTCATCCAGGTCACTTATCAATTCTACCAAATATGTATTCATTACCTTAATCCTTTGAGGATATTTCATCGAGTTGTTCCTTCACCTTATACATTTCCAACCTTTCTTTCAGGAACTTGAAAATTGAAGGGTGAACAGAGAACTCATTTATCTTATTCCAACCATCGCCCAATGAACAAATCAACTCATTAACAAATGCTTCATCAGGAGTCTTATCGCAAACCAATTCTCGAACATGAACCTTATTGTCAATAGAGCTAAAATTGCCACTTGGATTTGGACCTGCACAATACATCCATGTATTGGGTGAATACTTCCAATAATGAACATTGACACAAGCACCCAGAGTTTCCTCTCGGCGAGAAGCTGTTCGGAAGTCCTGACCTTGCTTGATGTGGTACTCTTTAGTTATCAAGCGCATGAGATCCCTTGTAACTCCGTCTTCTTTTCCAATAATCTTAATATCCTTATAGAACTGATTGTGTAGAACACCATCCTTGTTTTCACGCATACGTTGCTGGCAAAATGTCTTTGCATCTACTGACTGCACATTGTCCATCAACAGTTGGTATGCTTCGGCTGGCACAATAGTGTCCTTTAATTCTTTCAAGGCACGAGTCATCTCATCTAATTCCGGGAAGATATACTCTTCGGTATCATAAATATTATACTTGACCCCATCCTTCTCGATACAATAGATAATATCCTTGTTATATCCCTTTTTAAAGTCAGGTATTTGATATTCGCGCATCTCGAAATTTGCGTCCAGTACAGAGATAACACCATCCTGTGGTATTTTTTTCTCAATATCTCTATAAGAAAGCTGACCATCATTATCAATAGTCATTTGAACAAAGTAGTAGTCCTTGCTTTTAACCTTACTTTCTGCATAGGTTATAACGCATCCCTTAAAACGCTCAATCATAGCTTGCGGCAAAGTCGATTGCAGACAGCTTTTCTTAATCAGAATTTGGCGAAAGATATTTTTGATTGTCGCATCATTTATCTCTGAACCTATCATTGAATCTTGAACAGGAATCAGCTTCTCCATTAGATCCAACTTCTCCTGAAGGCGATGTCTATCTTTTGACTTTCGTTTTGCAGTTGACAATTCAGCCTCTTGATCCTTATCTCCAACGATACGAATACAGATTCTATTCTTACCCTTGGTCTTGACGAAAGTACCTTCAAAGCCAGTCTTAAACAACTTGTTGATGTAAACTTTCGACTTGTCCTCTATCAAAGCACGACGTTCCTCTACGCCCTCTTCTTTGGTATGACATGAAATGTCTATCCAGGAAGAAGAAAGCATATTACGAACCAATTCATCTTCATTCTTAAACTCAGCTTCTTGCGACTGTAATAATTGAGGATCATTATAAACAACAGGATATACCGAAATGTATTTAGAGTATGTAGTCAAAAAATCATTCAGTACAGAAGAAATAATATAAGCCTGTGATTCCTCCAAATGGTCAATATCACTGAAATCCAAGAACGGAATACGATTTTTATTGTTCTTTCTGAATATGGAAGGATGATTATAATACTCTTTGGTTCCTTTCTTCTTTTGTGACGAGAAGTATATGCGTTCATCACCAAATTCCAGATGGTAAACTAAAGAATCCTTCTTCTTGGAATTTTCAACTTTATCAGCCTCAGCAAAGGTACTGGTATGGGCTTCAAGCAAACCACCATAGGCAAACTCCAACTGTAAACCAAGTTCTTCACCTTGCTTTTTACCTTTATTATACAGGCTACTACAAGTACCACAGATGAGCTTACCATGTGCGTAACTTAGAGTTTTGTCTCTATTTGGCATCATGGATAGCATCAGGTTAAGCATGTTGTGTGGATAAATTCCTTCCCTATAGTCCGGGGTATAACTGATTTGCTTTATCTTAACATTAACCTTTTCAAGCCGTTCTTGAAGCATGGCTGTAGTGATACTTTCCTTCTTTGCCGATGCAAAAAGGAATATGCGATGTTTGGTTGGGGCATCTGCATTTCCTTCTTTGACCATCTTATTGAACGCACAGACAGCACTATTAGGGCACAATCCTTCCAATTTACAATAAATACCTAAGTTGTTGCCAAAGTCATAGGCATTGGAGTATTCTATCTTGTACAAGTCGAAATCCTTCAGGAACTCATCCCAGAGGAAATGGACTTTTATATGATTGGTTCTTATCTTTTCCATAGTTGTTTACACGATGTTTAACTTTTCGAGGACTGTCTGAACGTTTTTGTCAAGGATAGCACCTGTCTCAACGTCAATCAGACCATTGATGATTGGCAGGTTCGCACCACCTTCAAGTTGTATGGTATGAGTAAATGAATAGTTGCCAGCATATCGAGGAACATTGACTACAATATAGCTACCACCACATTCTCGAATTTTTTGCTCCCAAGACTGGGCGTTGACATGCTGATTAAAGTCACTATCAGACATAAATTTCACATCCACATATAACTTATCATTGACTACCCAGTCAGCACGCTCCCAGATTTTTTCAGGAAGTGATCCTACATTACATGCTGCATTTTCAAGAATTGCCTTGAACACTTGCTCTCCAAAGTAACCTGTATATACCTGTTGAATAACTTGTGGCGAAATAACCCATGATTTACCTTTCCAAGACGTACAATATCCATTAGTCTCAAAGTATTGTCTGATGAACCCTTGCTTCATGATTGCATCCAGATGTACACTTGCATCTGAATAACTTCGATTTTTTGCTTGTGCTTCAACAGACTGGATATAGAACATTCGCATTGACGGGTCAATATCGTTTCTATCGTCAAACTCAGGATATTTCATTACATACTCACGTATCGAATGTAATCTTTCACGTATCTGACAGGCATACTTATCTGTACCCTTGAAACTTATACCGACCAACTCACTGATGTATCTATCTCTACGATGCTCATCATTGTTGAACGTAATATCCGATTCCTCCTCTTTGCCCTCAAAGCGGTCAATGATATTTTGATTTTCATTGATAGCTTTCAAAACATGTTTGAGCAGGTCTGTCTGTATCTCTGGTTTCTTTGCCGTTACCATAGAGTAAGCCATATCCTCACCAATAGCAATATGAACAGACTTATTGTAGATGGTTGAGCGAGTTATACGCCCCAAAGCTTGTACAGCCCATCGTAGGCAAAAAGCATCAAAAGCAGGAGTTTCTTTCAATGCAGCTTTGATTTGAATCTCTCGACCTTTCATGATTTCGCTCAGTTCATCAACAACACGGTGGTGTCTGCGTCGAAGCAATGCACGTTGGAAATCAGATTTTTCTTTGAGTTCTAATTGGTTGTCTGTGCCCAATATACTCAATGATATACAAGCCTTTAGGTAGTCATCTACTTCAATCAGAGGGATAAAATTTGTGGGCTTATCCATAATGATACCATCGAAATTGCATCGTGTATCTTTACGATCTTTGGTATTTGGAGCTTCCAGACAATGTTTTTTTCTGTATTTGCTATCCGTTTCAAACAGATATGGGGCATAGAACGAAGCGTTTTTTTCAATGGTCGGGAAAAATGGGCAAAAGGTTTTGAAAACCAAAGGGTTTAGGCATGGTCGGGAAAATGGGCTGAATATTTCGAAGCGGTTTTTCTCTTTACATTGCTTACATCTGCTTTACGTTTGAGGGGCTTTTCTTCGGATCTTCGGGCGATTGCTTTACATCGGGCTTGCAGATGGGGCTAAAACGGCCTGGAAGGGCTTTATTTTCGGCTGTGTGGCCGTTTTGTGGCTGGGTTGGTGGATTTGATTATATGATGACGGGAACGGCTGTGTGGCCGTTTTTTTGTGCCTGTTTTTAAATATGATGCCTTGAAATTATTCCAAATAAGCATTATTTGGTATATTTGCAGCATAATAGAAACGAGTATGGCAAAAGTGATTCATGTGCATTTGCTGCATAAAATAGACGGGACGAAGCAGAAAGACTGGTATTTCAGCAGTATATCGGCTGTTTATACAGTTCTAACGGCAGATCAAGTGGGAGCGACCAAGAACTACCTGCTTCATGCCGGGCTGTCTGGTAACGGCACAATATGCACGAAAAAGGCTATAATTAAGCAATCTACGCTCATTTCGGGCGGTAGTAAGGGCAATATTGGAACGATATAGTAACGCCGTTAGAAAGGCTTGTAGGCGTTATTTCTTTGAATGCTGATTGGGGAGCTTATGGCTCCCTTTTTTTATGCCCCTACGGTTGGTTTTATTTGGTTAGGGGTTACTATTGGGGTTACTGTTAGGGGTTACTACTTCTTTAAGTTAGGGGTTACTTTAGGGGTTACTTTTTCAGTTCTCAGAGGGTACGCCCGAAATAGGAAACTATGTTATAAATGAAAGCAAGTGCCGTTTTTCTCTGTTTTCAGAGAGGAAAAACGACACTTGTTTGTGTGATATACCTTATTATAATAAAATAAATCCTTTGATTTACAGTGTATTTACGAGTTTGCTTCAGGTAAATTCCTTCAAAAGTGTGTGCGTGCGTCCTTTTTTAGCCTTCTGTAGGAGGCATGCGTGTACCACTTAGAAGAACTTGCTGATACTTCCGATTACTTCAAAGACATTGATGATGCGTGATTTGTCGAATTCCTGTTCATCGTAATCATTGGTGTTGATGGGGATGAAGCGCAGCTTGTCCGGATCCGGCGACCTGCGGAGGATTTTAATGGTGCGGATGGTATCCAACACCACTGCATAGATTTCGCCATATTGGATGTCGTTGAGTGTGCATTGGTGCAGGGCAATGATGTCGCCATGGTTTATTTTAGGCTCCATGGAGTGCCCGGTGACATTGCACCAGAGGCTGGCTTTTTCGAATCCCCTTATTACAATGTTGGTGGCAGGTATGTTTACCTGTGAATTAAACACTTCATCAAAGCCCCCGATAAAGTCCACATCGTAGTATGGTGTACCGATGGATGGGTTCATAGATGTGGTAGGCAGAGTCGAAGAATTTGCTTCGTCTATTGTTTTAATGCCGTTCAAATCATCTTTCAACATGCTTCCTGCACCAGTAAGTAACCAATCGGCAGATAATTCCGGATAGGCTAATAGAATTTTTTCAATATTCATTGAGCTCATGCCTTTGCCAGACACCTTTGCTTTCCCAATAAGTCCAACAGAAAGACCGGCATTAACAGTCATTTGATTGTCATTTATGCCCTTTTTCTCCATGAAATATTGAAGTCTTTCTATAAAATTCATATCTTTATATTGATTTTCTTCCATATTTAGTTTGATGTATTGAAATAATTCTATATATTTGCAGCGTGTTTAAGATGTAAACAGCGCGCCAAATATACAAAAAATGCGTGTGATTAGCGAATTTTAAGGATTAAAGTAAATGAAAGCAAAAGTAATTATAGCTCAAGCAACAGCAGAGACCGCCGAAACTCTTTACGGACTGGTCAAGAAGATGGTAGATACAACAGCAATCAAGGCTTATCCCAGTGTAGATTATCAGGCAGTTTTCTTTTCAGCTGATAGATACGACTTAGACTTTGTAAAAAGAGTATTGGCGGATAAGCGCTTTTCTTTCAAAATTGAAGATGCAGAATAATACAATAAAATAAGTGAGTTTATGACACAGCAAGAATTTATGGAACGGACGGGGATAACCCCTACAGCAGAGGATTTTGATTACATCCATGCGGTTTATCTGAACACTTCGATGAACAAGGATGAGTTCTGCAAAGATTTCAAGAAACATGGGGACAGCCGGATTATCCGCGATGTCCATGTACGGGTGCTGAACTATGAGATGAAATGTGAACGGCAAAAGGAAGTTATCGGCAACCTGACCGACTTCCTGATTGGCAAGGCGCATGCGTATGACGATACCGATTTCCGCAAAGAAGCGGTAGGACTGGTCGGTGAGATGGAAGTGGTGAAACGGACCATTGAATTGGGGCTTCCGCTTTGGGATGAAGACAGGATGGTTGTCCTTTCGATGATAGAAGAACAAGGCAAATAGATTGCCGGATAACTGGCAGCCCGGAAAGACGGGCAGGGGCGGCAGGCACGGCCGGAGAGTTGGTAAATCGAAATAAGAAAGCGTAGAAAGCCGTCGGGGTTCGATTCCCCGCGCCCCACGATATAAACTTTTAAAATTTAGAGTTATGGCAAAGAATTTCAATCCGAGAACAGCAGAGAGTCTGTTCAAACAGAAGTTGCGCACGATGATAGGCAGTACGGCACATACGCAGAATATTGCCGACCAGGCGATGGAGCTGGCTGGACAATTCATGACGGAGGATGAGATAAGCAACTCGGATGCCTACCGGGTGATAGAGAATGTGAGCTGTGTGTGTGAGGAAGCGATGCAGGTGCTGGTCGAAGAACTGCAGAAAGGGACACGCCTTCATGAAATACTGACGGGTGATTAGGAAATAGCGGAAGCCGTTGAAAACCTTTGAACGAACGATAACGATTAAAAAGTATGACGATATGAGAAAGCAGATTTTGACAGATAACGAGACCAAGACCTTCTTGATGAAGACATTCGGATGCAGCCGTCAGGCTGTGTGGCAAGCACTGAATTTTGTCCGTGACAGCGATCAGGCGCGCCGGATACGCACTCTTGCCCTGAAGCGAGGCGGCAAACTGACTGACGGGAACTTCATTCCGAACTGCGAAACCACCTTCGAGGAGTGCGAGAAGACCATGACCTGCACTTTCGGTCCCCGTGTAAAACTCGTGGTCCACAGAAAGACCAATGATGTGGATGTGTACGTGGACGGAAAACGGACTGAAACCTACCAATGTGAATTTGTATCGGATTTCATGCAGCTGCAGCACGAGACCCAACAGATGGCATCTGCCTTATAAATAGAAATGAAATGGAGTATTATGGAAAGATATTGTGCATATCCTACAATGACCTGACTTACGATGACCGACCGGTGATGGTGAACGGAAAGGCAGACTACAGCAGAAGCCGCACGCTGAAAGGAGTTCATCCTTCCACTCTTTCCGAAGAAGAACTTGCTCCCATCATGTCGATACCCAATTACAAGAAGTTAGCGGCAAAGGAGAAAATCAATGTAGTTCGATCCGGAAGAGGTCTGGGAGGTTACGTTTTGGTAGAAATAGCCACCATGCCCCTACGGTTTCAGGAAAGGATAAAACTAAAATACGGAGATATGAAAGAATACGTAATAAGAAACTGGCTCGGCAGCCATTACCACATCGATGCGAAAGCCCGGGAATTTTACACCCGGTTCCGTTTTGACAACGGAGATGCACTGCCACCGGAACACATCCAAGAATATACGGTAAACGCTTCGGTAATTGAGGCAGTGATGCGTGCCATGGAGGATGCCACGTTTAAGCGAAAGGCCATGAAGGCCGGGCCGGTGAACTGGGGCGAACTGGCAGGAGCCATCAGTTACTACCAAGCAGAGTTCGGACATACCTTGCCTGTCAGTTCCAACCGCTTCAAGAAGCGTGTGAATGACTTCAAGGCCAACGGCTATGAAAGCCTTATCAGCCGCAAGTTCATGAACCAGAACCGCCGGAAAGTGACCTATGACATTGAACGCCTGCTGCTGAGCATCGATGCCCAACCGGAGCAGCCCTTCAATACCACCGTGTGGGAACAGTACAATCTATTTGTGCAAGGAGAACTGGAGCTATATGACCCCGAAACCGGCGAGGTGTTGAATCCGGCAGACTTTACCGACAAGGATGGAAATCCGCTGGTATTGAGCCCGGCCACAGTAGCCAACTACCTGAACAACCCCAAGAACAAGGCCCTTCGCGGTAAGCTGCACATGAGCCAGTGGGACTTTAACAATGCCTACCGTCCTTATCATCTGCGCAGCATCGGTGAATATTCCTTGAGTAAGGTTTCTCTTGACGACCGCGACCTGCCGCGCCCAATGAAGGATGGCAACCGAGTGAAAGCCTATTATGCCTACGATGTGGTGAGCGGTGCTGTGGTGGGATATGCCTACAACCGGTACAAGACTACCGAGTTATTTTTAGACTGCATGCGAAACATGTTCCAGACCCTGGACCGGAACGGCATGTATATCCCCGCCGAGTTAGAAGTGGAACACCATCTGGTAAGCGACTTTGCCGACGGATTGATGCAAGCCGGTACCGTCTTCCCACTGATCCGCTGGTGTAACCCCGGGAACTCGCGTGAAAAACGTGCCGAGCACAAGAACCGCGAAAAGAAATACGGTGTGGAGAAACGCACGCAGGTAGGTATCGGCCGATGGTATGCCAAGCTGGAGGCCAACCGCCCGAAGGAAGAAAAGGTGTATGACGAAAAGAACAACACCTACAAGGTGAAGACCTATAGTTATGAAGAACTGGTAGCCGATGATATACGCGCCATTGAGACCTTCAACGCACAGCCTCACCCCAACCAAAAGCGCTATCCGGGCATGAGCCGTTGGGATGTGCTTTGCGCCCATCAGAACCCGAACCTTGCACCTTGGGACAAGGCCGTTCTTTACCGGTTCATCGGACAGCACACCGAAACAACCATCCGGCAGAACACCTACTGCACGGTGATGTACAACCAATACGGACTGCCCAGCCCGGAAATCATCGAAAAGCTGGAGCCGAGGAACTACAAGGTAGATGCCTATTATCTGCCCGATGCCGACGGAACCATCAACGAGGTATATATCTACCAGAACGGACGATATATCGCCACCTGCAAGCCCGTAGCCCGTTACAATGAGAATACAGCCGAGCAGACCGAGTACGACAAGGCAGCCTATACCGAACAGTCCAAGTATGTAGCTCAATTCGACAAGATGATGAAGGACGGCAAGATCAAGCGTGTGGGCATCCTTGCCAAAGAGGAAGCAAAGCTGATAACAGAGGTACAGGCGGAAGCCGTTCCCCTTCCTGCACAAGCCGAGGAAGAAGATTACTCAGCCTATATGGACATCAGTGCCTTCGAGCATGATGCAGTAGCCAAGATATAATTAACGACGTTAGAACGAATTTAAAACAGCATTCAAATGGAAATAACAAATGAAGTAAAGCAACGTATTGTGGCAGCGATAGCCGCCGACCGTGAAAATTATCCCAGTGACAACCGCCATGCCACGGCACTGGGCATAGCCCCCAGCGTTTACAATGCCATCAAGCGGGGCAATTATGAAAAGCAGGTCAGTGATGCCAACTGGGTAGGTATAGCCCGAAGATTAGGCGTGCAACTGCGTACAGAAATGCCTTGGCTGGCAGCACAGACCCCGACCTACGTGTTTGTGAGCAAGCAGCTGGAAGTGTGCCAGGGAAGCGGGCTGAGCGCCATCCTGTGCGATATGCCCAATATCGGCAAGACCTTTACAGCGAAAGCTTACGTGAAGCAGCACAAGCACGCCGTATATGTGGACTGCAGCCAGGTGAAGACCAAACTGAAGCTGATACGCTACATTGCCAAGGAATTCGGTGTGACCAGCAACGGACGCTACAGCGACGTGTATGAGGATCTGGTGGCCTACCTGCGCACGATTGATACGCCCCTGGTTATCCTGGATGAAGCCGGGGACCTGCAGTATGAAGCCTTCCTGGAGTTAAAGGCGCTTTGGAACGCTACGGAACGCTGCTGTGCCTGGTATATGATGGGTGCCGACGGATTAAAGGAGAAGATCAACCGCGCCATCGAAGGCAAGAAGGTGGGCTATACCGAAATGTTGAGCCGCTACGGTGACTCCTACAGCAAGGTGACCCCGGACGATGCGCAGGAACGCGAAAAGTTTCTGAAGGCACAGGCTGCCATCGTCGCAAAAATCAATGCCCCGGACGGTGCCGACATTGCCAAGATTGTTCACAGCACCGGAGGCGGCTTGCGGCGCGTATATACCGAAATCGAAAAATTAAGGAGGGTGCAGGCATGATAAGCAAGATAGAAATGCAAGCGATGGATGCTGTTATCGGTATCCATCGCGAGATGAGAAAAGCGAATGAGATAGACTGGGAACAGCGCAGATATGAAATTGCCAAAAGCATGCTTCCAGTAGTAAGAAGCAATTCATCAGGTATAATGTCTATAAAACAAGTTGCCGGACTTGCTGTGGACTATGCTGATGCTCTTATTGAAGAATTGAAAGGAGGTAACCGTGAAACTGAAGAGAGCCTACAGTCCCGGTGAGGTGCTGAACATGAAGATTCCCCGGTTCGAGTTTTCCGGGGACTGGCAAACCTCGATAGGCAACCCAGCCAAGAGCGGCGTGTGGATTATTTGGGGAGCCAGCGGAAACGGTAAGAGCAGCTTTGTGATGCAGCTGGCCAAGTACCTGTGTAGCTTCGGACGCGTAATTTATGACAGTTTGGAAGAAAGTACCGGTTTGTCGTTCCAAATGAGCCTGAAACGGCACAAGATGGGTGAAGTGAAAAAGAAGCTGATTATCCTTGACCGGGAACCGATGGAGCAATTGGAGGAACGGTTACGGCGCAGAGGCAGTCCCGGAATCGTGATTATCGACAGCTTCCAATACAGCGGCTTGAACTACAAAACCTACAAGGAGTTCAAGGAACGTCATCCCAAGAAACTGTTTATCTTCATCAGCCATGCCGAGGGGCTTCATCCGGCAGGTAGAAGCGCCCGCAAGGTGGAATATGATGCCGATGTGAAAATCATGGTAAGCTGTTTCAAAGCCTGGTGCAAAAGCCGCTTTATGGAGCGGCCCGGTGAGCCCTACGTGATATGGGAAGAAGGTGCTGCCAAAACATTGAAGGACGATAATATGGAGGATTATTTGAATGATGGAATGGGAGAATAAGCTGTACCAGATACTCCTGAAAGAACAGGAAGCGGAGGCCGTGGTGGACGATTGGGTAGAGCGTAACATACAAAGCGACCTCCGTCTGCGCAGGGCCAAGACAAAGGGACACGTAGTGATAGAAACCAGGGATGTGATGTTTGCCCGGAATATCCAGGTATGGCATCCGTCCTGCCAAATAAACATTAAAGATTTGAAGTGATGGAAAAGAAAGAAGAAAAGAAAGTGTGCTGCATCTGCGGCAAAGAGTATGAGGGCTACGGATACAATCCGTTCCCGGTGAAAGAAGAAGGCTGCTGCTGCCAATCGTGCAACTACAGTGTGGTGGTTCCGGAACGGTGGGAACGACACAAGGCTTTTCAACGTGGTGAAGCGACCGGTGCCGGGAAAGTGTACATCAGCGGAGCCATCGCGCACTATGATATGAATGAGCGCAAGGAAGCCTTCAGCCGTGCCGAAGAGTTGTTGAAAACTGAGGGCTACGATCCGGTAAACCCATTCAATAACGGGCTGCCGGAAGAAGCCCACTGGAAAGCCCACATGCGGGCCGACATTGCCCTGCTGCTGGCTTGTGACTATATCTACATGCTGAAGGACTGGGAATTGAGCAAGGGAGCCAAGCTGGAACTTGATGTGGCCAGTTCGTGTGGCATTAAAGTGTTGTTTGAATAACCTTTTAGTTTTTGAATTATGGCAAAAGAAATTACGGTACTTGTAAAGTTTAGAGGATCAGTTCCTGAAGATGCAAGCATTGCTGACATAGAGGAACAAATAGATTGCAGCCTTGAGAACAGCCTTCGTTTGAATTTCTCGGATTCCAAAGAAGAAGATGATGATTTGAGAGAACCGTGGATAGAACGTGAGGATATGTATATTACGGAAAAAGGATTCCAATTATTAATAGAATAAAGATGGCACAGGAAGTAACCAATTTCGCCCGGTTTTACACATTGTTCAACAAGCTGCCCTGTACAGGAGACCGGGAAGGGCTAAAGAAGCAAATCGTTCTGCAGTACACGTGGAACCGTACGGAAAGCCTCCGTGAAATGACATCCAAGGAATATGAAGCCTGCTGCTGTGCCTTGGAGAAACTGACCGGGCAGGATGAATGGCGGCAGAAACTTCGCGAGGAACTGCGACGGAAACGCAGCGTCTGCCTGAAGCTGATGCAGCAGTTGGGTATAGACACCACCGACTGGAACCGGGTGAACGAATTCTGCAACAACCCTCGGATAGCCGGCAAACCCTTTGTTCAGATTAGTACAGCGGAGCTGGAACAACTGGCCATCAAACTGAGGGCTATCCAACGAAAAGGAGGTTTAACCGATAAATAGAACAATATGGATAAAAAAGCACATGAAGCGCTTGAGCGCATCAGAAAAGACGTGATTCTTACGACATCCGATTTGGAGAACCAGGATGCAGCGGAGTTTTTCAGCGAACTGGCCGACTGGGCGTATGCCAATGGGGAGGCCATGCTGATAGACGATGAACCGGAAAAGCAGGATGATTATGAGGATAGATGACCAAGACAAGCTGATAAAAGCGGGGTTCTGTATAATACGAAAGGATGATTATCCAGGCCCGAGGATAAAGATGTGTACCGGCATAAACGGTGGCTGGAAGACATACAAGAAGTTTGAAACCAAAGCAGAAAGAGACAGGACATTCGCTTTGCTGCTGAAGGATGACAAAGTAATAGCTGATTAACAACTAAAATGATTTAAAATGGAAAAGAACAACCAAGGTGTGGACATCAAGTCCCTGAGTAAAGAACAGCGAGCAGCCCTTATGGCCCAGCTGCAGCAAGAAGAGAAAGAAGACCGCATTGCCCGTCGTGAAACTTACGAGGCATTACGCGGTGAGTTTATGCAAGACGTGAAGTCGAAAGTTACCTCACTGGTTGAGGATGTCAAAGGCTTTCGCGGATGGCTGGAAAAAGAAGCCGATGCCTTTACCAAGGTGATGAAGGAATACGGTCAGGTGAAAAGCGACGAACAGCGCAGCTATACCATTACGGACGGAGACTTCCGTCTGGAGGTGAAAAGCAACAAGGTGAAAGGCTTCGATGAACGAGCTGACATGGCAGCCGACCGTCTGATTGACTATTTGAAGCGCTACATGCAGAACAGCGAGAAAGGTTCTGATGATCCGATGTATCAGATGGCCATGACCCTGCTGGAGCGCAACAAGATGGGCGACCTGGACTACAAGAGCATTTCAAAGCTTTACGAACTGGAAGACAAGTTCGATGAAGAGTATGCAGACATCATGCGCCTGTTCAAGGAAGCCAATGTGGTGCAGCGCAATGCCACCAACTACTACTTCAGCCGTCGCAACCCTGAAAACGGCGCATGGACTCGCATTGAACCCAGTTTCTGCCGTTTGTAGCCGAAACCCGTTAACCCTGTAAACAGAAAGCGCCGCAGTTGTTATAATTGCGGCGCTTTTGTTCTTAAAATAGATGGAAATCAGTTATTTTTGTAAGAGAAATAAAATGTATGGGCAAAGGACGGGATAAAGAACTGATCAAGCTGCGTGACGAGGCACTGTGCCGCCGTTACTACTATTGGACAGAAATACAGCGGTTGCGGTTCGACGACGCTTTAAAAGTGTTGTCGGAGCGCGAATTCTTTATATCCGAGGAACGTATCATGACCATCATCCGCCGGAAATCACGTGAGGGAACAGACTACAATCTGAAGCCTGTTCCCAAGGTGAAAGCCCCCCGTCTGACTGCCGCCCAGCTTGAGCTATTCCCCGTAAGATGACGGCATGGCCGATTCATCGTGCAGTGTGAATGAGAATGTCATTTCATAGACCTTGATGTAATGTGGCATGGCATACGAGCGGCTTTTCTCGCGTACCAGCGGCGAAGCGTTGTCCGTGCATTGCAGACACTGCAGCGACTTGTATAATTTCCCGGCCAGCTGCTGCCTTTCCCTCACCTTGTCATACGTGCCGGATGCGTAGCTTGTATCGTCGTAACAATCAATAGCCAGCCGGACGGTCAGCATGGATTCGCTTTTCTGTACCCCATATCCGAGGTCGTTCCAGTCAGAACTTGTATTTCCAATCAATACACAAGGGAAGGTGACCGGGTACTGGTCTTCTTCTGCCCCCATTTCCAATTGTCCGTAGTCCTCATCGATGAGCGAGAGTTCCGGCATTTCCTGTGCAATCTGTTCCATGATTGCGATAAAAACTTCTTCCATATCCTTAGCTGTTTAAAATGTTGGTAATTTCCTGATCCATCTTCTCCCGTATGCGGCTGTTCAATTCTTCGCTTTCGCCCATGAATTGGCGCTGCGGGATGCGAATGTGCAGTCTCTTTTTTTTGGTAAGTGCCATGTTTCTCCAGAACTGTGCTTGCGGATTCAGTTCCTTCGGTTTGGTATGTCGTTTAACGCGTTTCTTTTGCCCCGTGTCGGCTTTTTTTCTTTTCCCCGAAGCCTTGTAGAACTTGGCCCATGCAAAGCGCCTCATGCGGTCTGTGACGGTGACGTCGATTTCCCCGCCCCAGTTGTGGATGGGCGCATAGACCACCTCGTTGAACACCCTTACCCGGTAGTCGGCAGGTGTATATCCGACCGACTTGAAAAGATGCTTCCTGCCGGAGAGCAGCGTGCCGTAATTGCTGGCGGCATCGGTACCTCCCGAGGACAGCCGTTTGGCTTTGGGCCAAGGGTGAAGACCGCCATTGACAAATCCACCCTGCCGGAAGTTATCCTGAAAATGGTCTTTGGCCATTCGTCCTACCATGACTGGCATTTTGCGGCGCATCATACTGTCCAGCCTGTCACGTTTCCGCTTTATCATTTCCGTAAAATCTTTTATGTCCATAATCATCAGTAATTCAAGAATAATTTATAACTTTGCAACCGAGGCTTCCAATATGCCTTTTATGCGTTATGAATATACCGGAACAAGTAAAGAACGAGGCCCGTGTACTTATTGAGCAATACGGTGACACCTTCGAATACCTTGGTATTTATGAAGGCCAGGAAGCCTATGTGTTCAAGTTTCCGGGGGACTCCTGTACCGGTTATCCTTTCGTCTATCTGTATGACGGTAAAGACGCAACCGAAATAACCGGTCCGTTATCCCTTGACGTTATCGATTCATGTATCGAAAATATCGAGGAAGGAGACATCGAATAGCTTATTGTCAATTCTCAGGACTCCCCTGCAGTTGTGGGAAGTCGCAGCTCCTATTTCACATAAATATTTTACGTCTTTCCATTCCATTCCTGAACCGGCAGAATTATCGCTTTGGGGTTCGATATACCTTAGTTCACCATCCGCAAACCGTTGCAGGATTGTAGCATGCCCGCCCCCGCTTTTCCAGCCGATGCACAATTCATACACGCCTTCTTCCTTACATACCTCATTGAAATACTCCATGTACCTTTTAGGGGTCATTTTCAGGTATCCTTTGTGCGCAAGCCAGCTGTTTATACTTATATGTTGCGCCGGAGTACCGTCGGTGTTTTTCCAGACTTCAAAAGCACGTCCATTACTCAGATATTCAAGTTTAGACCCTGCGACATTGCCTTTGGCGGTAATATCCCATCCACGTAATCGTAAAGCGTATGCCGGTGCGCAAGTCTGGCAGTTGATACTGTATGGAGTATCCCGTTTTTTATCGTAATCGCTGTTCTTCCGGTATCTGTTTCCCCTTTTATCGCGGTATATTCCTTTGGAATCCAAAATATACTCTTCCACATGTTTGGGATTTGCATTCTGTTTGTCCGCCTTATCCACATCCATAGGTTTTCCTTTTTTGATTTTAAGAGCCTTTTCCATTTCGAGGTTGTTCCGGGCAATGGCCATTTTTTCCTCCCCGGTAAGGTAGTCCGGCATTTCCGCAATCATCTCGTCAATACGGGCCATAAGTTTATCCACCGCTTTTTGGGCACCCTTGTGGGCTTCTGCCTGATATGGATGATTGTCGGAAAACAGTTTGCCGTCCGTTCCCGGATTGTTATCCAGTCCGGGCTGGGGCTTGTTCTTGTCGTCTTCGTCCGGAAGTGGTGTCGGCTCCTCGTCGGTGGCAGTGAGGTCGCACTTGCAGTTCCACCGGTCGCCCGGTCGGTGGATGTTCCAGAACGTGTCATCAATCGGCCGGATGGTATTCCAGAACGGGCGGTGGTCAGCCCCCGGATGAATGGAGGTGGACGGTAGCCATTTGAGGTTGGGCAGAATATCGCGTTCGCGCAGGAACTGTTGCCAGTCAGCCGCCTGATGCGCCCGGATGACCGCCGTATCATACTCCGTCCGCAGCCAGTGACGAACCTGATGGGAAGCAATGGGCAAGACTTCCTGTACCCATTTGTCGAACGGTTTTAAAATGCCGTTTGAATCCAATAAAAGTCGTGCCATGTCATTCTGCATACGATGTAC